ATTGGAAAAACGATATGATTAAAGAAAGTTCCATAAGGATAAGAAAGAATTTGTAGCGCGTACGGGATTCGAACCCGTGATCTCCGCCTTGAGAGGGCGAAAACCCGTTACTATCATATATATGTTTTTGAATGATAATATCGTTTTATCACCTATATTCTCAATATTTAGATTAAATTTGTATGTGTTACTGAACAATTTTCCTATCATTTTAGCTACACAAAAGCTACACTGTTTTTATTTTAGTTTTATTCTTTTTGCTCTATTGGTGCAATCGTTTAGTGTATAAATTATGTGTTAAATTTATTAAATACAAATACGCCGGAGAATGGTTTGTTTTCTTCCGGCGCGGATATCCAGATTGTTAGTCCCCCGAAACTAATCAGGGCAATCCAAACATCACTTTATTATATCAAACGAATAGCCGTATCCCACCCACAGCCAATCATTGCTAATACCTTTAGTAACCTCTACTAAATGTTTTTTGTTTATTAAAGCCTTTAATCCAGCACCAACTAAGGCAGCTTCTTTCATGAGTGTCCCTATAGTTGGGATGAGGCTAAGTCGGAATTTATCAATATCGCGTTCAATTCTTAAAAACTCACTTTCATCAATGACTGTTTCCTCAACAGTTATGTCTAAATGCTTATTTACAAATTCCGGTTCGATTTTTGAATATCCACTGTATTTACCATTCACATCTCGTGTAAGAAAATGCTTTATTCTAAATTTAATAAATTCAGTTTGGCTTATGATGCGTGGGGGTTCTTCAATAAAAACGGAATGTTTGCTTTTATAAAATTCGTCACCCCCAAGAAATTCTAAAACCGAGCCAAAAGGGATCCCGTTTGTATCTTTGCCAACCACAACCACTCTGCCGATAAGTGAGTCAACAATATTTTTTAATAAGAGTTCTTTTGCATTTAACGTTAATATCTTTTCGTCGCGTTTCTTAAGTTGCTCTTCTCTGTTAGTCAAGTTGCTTTGGACAGAGACATATTTATGGTAAAATGTTTCGTTCTCATATTTAAGTTTCTTGATAACATCATTCAGGGCAAGCTCATTTTGGATAAGTATTTTTTCTATTTGTTTCTTTTCAGAAATCACCCTTATTAGAGAATAAATTGCAATCCCGGTGATTACTAAAAGGAATAGAATTACCTTTGTCTCCGTTTTCGTTTTCATAGTCCACCAAATATTAAATATAAAATTATTAAATCAGTTAAACAGCTTACCCAAAAACGCGCATTATTTATAAGCGAGTCCTAAACCCATGATGAATAAAAGCACTCATTGAAGCTTCAAGCCTGCAGCTATCTTCAAATTATCTCCGTATGCACAGCATTCAGCAACGTAATCATTATAGTCCCAGAACTCTTGTGGTGTTTGGGTCTTGGCTACGGCATTTGCCATCCGGTTCAGTTTTATCTCATCTTCGGCGCTGTAACGTTTCCGTATTTTTGTTTGTACAATTTGGTTAATAGCTTCGTACTGGGCGCTGGCTTTTAGAATCGGCTTTGCTTCTTCATAGGTCAATTCCTCAACCTCACAAGCTTCGTGTTGCTTCGCAAGGAAATCATCATCTTGCGTATCAACAATAAAATACTGGTAGTCTTCAAATTCGGCAACTGGATTGGCTTTTTCGTCGGGACCGGTTACAATACTTAGGGTTGTATCTTCCGGTGCCGGTAGTAATACTTTTTTACATTTGAAATAACGCATTATTCATATCTCCTCTGTTATTGTTTATCCATTGTTTAATAAATTCTAATTGCCCCGGCACAACTTCCAGTATCTTCTTTACAACATAGATAAGTGAATTAGTGCGTTTGGAATGGCTTAAGAAAGACGATATTCGACTAATATTTGAGTCTTGTTTTAATTTTCGTTTTATTCTGAATAGCGAACTTTTTCTAATAATTTTTCTGTTATACCAAGTTTTATAACCTACAAAATCAATCCCCTCAATTATTTTGCCTACTTTACTTTTATTATTAAGGAATAGTGAAAGCCTCTTTACTTCTTTCTTAATTCGCTTCCAAAAAGTTTGCAAAGTTTGTTTGCATTTATGCAGTATTACAAAATCATCCATGTAACGGAAGTAATCTTTTGCTTTTAGCACCCTCTTGATAAAATGATCAACAGGGTTAAGGTTTAGGTTGGCTAAAACTTGACTTGTTACATTCCCCAATGGCAACCCAACGTCTTGGCCAACTGCAAAGAATTTTTTATATAGGTCAATTGTGGGTTTGCATTTAATAATTTTTTCTAATTGCTGAATAATTATTTTGTGACTTATGCTGTAAAAGTATTTTTTGATATCCAGCTTTAAGTAATATCCGGTGTTTTTATACTTAATCAACGCTCTCTTTAAATCGTTACTAGCTTTGTGTGTGCCGTACCCCTTACGACAAGCGTAACTATTAGTTGTAAAACGTGCTTCTATTAATTCTCTTGTCGCTATAAGTAAAGCATGTTGCACTATTCTGTCTTCTAAATGCGGGGCTTGGATTGTTCGCTCCTTTGGTTCGTAAATCTTAAACTCGTAAGAGGGACGTGGATTGTAAGTTCCGTTTTCCAATTTTATGTATAAATTTTCAAGATTAACGGCTAAGTTGCGTTCGTAAATCAGCAGAACATCTGTATAAGTTTTACTCTCCTTAACTTCGTTAAACGCACGTAAAAGAGTAGAATAATTACACCAAATATGTTTTAGGTTTCCGGTTCTTTTCATTTTATAATAGCCCGAATGGTTAGAATTTCTTATTACTCATCAATACTTTAATAACCACTCCGTTAAATTTTCTCAGTAAATCTTATCGAGAGGACAACGCTCCCTTTAACATTACATTCACTATCAGCCTCCCCGTAAGGAAGTTGCTTTCGGAAAAATTTGTTAGAGTCAAGCCCGCGCCGAAACATTGTTATTGCTATTTGCACGATTGTTATTCAAATTGATATACCAGACGCCCGCATTCGTCGTGTTGTTCCAATTGCCGAAACGAATCGGACACATAGTCAAGCATTGCCCTTTTATTGCTGGTTTCATGTGTGTCTTATTACAGTTCATCTTTTATCCATGCGCCTATCAACTTCCCAACTTCATCTATTTTTAATTGCGAAACTCTATGCTTTTGTGCATCAATATATTTCAATTCGAAAGCCAAGTTTACAAATTGTCGTAATATTTCATGCTTAACATTAAGTTCGCTCAGAGTAGTCTTTTTATGAAATCTTTTGTTTACGGTTACGGCGGCCTCAAATATATCATAGCCCAACTCCCTTACTTTGTTTGCCAAAAGGTATTTTTCGTGTTTTGGGAATTGAGCGACCATTATGTGATTGTATAAAATCATATCTCGTATTTTCTTTTCAATCAACAAGTGTGCGCTCATTATCCCATTCCCATTTTTATATAATTTTGTTTACGGGGGTTCACTATCGCTCACCCCCACATCTTATACGTAAAGGCAAGCCCGCGCCGAAACAACGTGACCGCTAGTCGCACGAGTGTTACTCAAAATGACATACCAGACGCCCGCACCCGTCGTGTCGCCCCAATAGCCGAAACGAATCGGACACATTTCGGACACGATGTATTGATAAAAATAATCAGTGCCAAATTTGTTAGTACCGCCAGAGCTAACTGCATTAAAGCCATTAGGGATTCCTACTGCCGCACGTTTGTAGGCATCTGCTGCGCGGTTGGTAGAGAATTCAAAGACCTGATTAGTACTGTTTCCGTAACGTACAGCAAAAGCACCATCACGAAAAACTGGAGTAACTTTATCAAAGTTGGCTACTATAAAAGTGGAATTAAAATGATCTGAGGATGTTACACTATTGCTACCGGTTACATTTTTAATAGCTACACTTTCTTTTAGCACATAAAAATCTCCTGTGGTAGCGTTAAACCCGCTGCCATCGTAATCAAGAGCCAATGCTGAACTATCAACATAGCTGCCGTCATAGTTGCGTTTGAGTTTGAAAGTATTTGTATCAACAGTCTCAACAGTAAAAAACTTGTCTTTTATTAAATTTTGCCACTCGGTTGTATCTGTTCCGGTTATCATCACTTGTTGACCAGTTGTATAACCGTGAGTGTTAATTGTAAACACCGCTTGTGCTGCACGCGTAATTGCTGTAATGGCTTTTGCAACAACGTTATTGGTGGTTGAACCTTGCACAATATTGTATTGGTTGCCATTAATATCGGAGACACCGCTTGCTTGTCCATTATGGGTAGTTTTAGCGAAATTACTACCACTGCCATTTTTCTTTGCCGCAGTTTGCCCGCTCCAATAAGAATCGTCGCACGCGGTAAATGTTACTGTTGCATCATCAACATCCGCAGTTGTGTTGTTGTTGCCTTTTGGGTAATTCTTTGCGCCAGTCCCATCATACCATGCGCAATAAGCCGTGCTGGTTGCTGCTTGCCCGTGTGCCAAAGAGAGTAGCGCAAGTGCGTTAGAAATAAATATGCTCATTACTGCAAAATCGTTACCGCGGCTTTTAGCTGCAGCCCATGCACCACCGTAAACATTTGACGGGCTTTGTCCATTACTCTTGCAGTTACTAAATGCGCCTGCGTAGTTGTTCGATCCATCTCGGGCAGTTGTCGAAGCCGAAGAAATTGGGTTACCGTTTTTAATACTGCTGGCTATGCCGGTTGTATTGTGTACAAAATTTGTTAAGGACCAATTGTACTTATCCACAAAAAAGCCTTCTTTAATCTGTCCACCATCAATAAATGCTCTGTGCAACGCAAATCCGGCAGCAATGGCATCTGTTTCATTAGCAAATGATTTTGTCCCCAAAATGTAAACTGTGTTATCGCTGTTGTATTTAAAATAGAATTTTGGGATCCAAACCATAATGCTTTCATCAGTCAAGCATTTGTAATTACCGTAATTATCATTCCCCTTTGTAAAAGTGCCGCTTAACGGGACCATATACGCGGGTAATAAACTTGCCGGACATACACCAACACCAAAACTTTCACCCCCTTGTGTACCAATATCGTTTACCGCGGTTGGATAGCCGCTTTTAGCTAACACAACTTGCATATCAATGCGTTTTAGCTTGTTCTTTAAGTTTGTTTCGCTTGCGTCCAAGACTAACAACGTATCGTTGTTAAGGTCTATGTCGTAAAGACGCTCAAGCGTATCTACATTTTTACCAACTATTTCTGCTCCCATCATTTACCTCTGTTATTTATTATTAAGTTTTATAAAAGCATATATATGTAAGGCGTTATAAAATTTGTTGTTGCTGCATGCCAACTGATATTTGTCTTGGGTTGCTGTTAGTCGTAAGAGGATCGTTGAATGCCTTGATGTAATAGCTGTAAGTTTTACCAAGTTCAACAGTTGCATCCGTCCACGTAAGCTCGGTTGTTGTGGTTGCCTTTTCTACCCAAGTCCCTGAACTCGGATCGTTAGAATACCCATCCAACCGGTAAACTTTATAAGAATCCGCATTAGTCGATTCCTCCCACTCTACTTTTACATTGTAAGTGCCCGTTATGTATGTCAGTTCTAGCTGAGCAAAGGAGGACGGAGGGGCGGTAGTTATGTTTTCAAAATCACTATTTATAGTCCCCCCGCCGTTTACCGCTTTAATGTAATAACTATATGTTCTCCCCAAGAAAATCGCACTATCTTCGTATGTAGTTTCTGTTATTCCCGTTGCTATTTCGCTCCAAGTACCTGTTGCCGTACTGGTGTGGACACCTTCGGCCCTATAAATCTTATATGATGTTGCGTAGGTACTTGCCGCCCAACTCAAAGCCACCGCATTAGCGTTCATTGTTGGGGTGCTTTGTAAAAATGCTTCCGGTGCGTGTGTAGTAAGTATGCTTAAGAAATTAGAATTAGCTACCCCCGATTCGTTACTAGATTGTATATAATATGTGTAAGTTGTGTCTGCCGAAACCGTTGAATCAGTGTAATACCTATTTGTTAATCCGTTTGCAACTTCAGTCCAGGAACCTGTTGCCGTGCTGGTGTGTGTGCCGGGTGCTCTGAATACCTTGTAGGCGCTGGCATACTGGCTTGCAGTCCAGCTTAGACTAACATTATTACTAACCATTTGTGGCGTATTTTGTGTGAAACCTTCTGGTACGGGCGCTGCTGATTCTTCCCAAAACCACTGTACATTTGTAAACGAATCCGACCATGAAATATCTATTGAAAAATTAGTGAAATAAGAAGTCTTTATATCGTCCCAATAATCCGCATAAACATAGAGGAAATAATCTACCGAAATTTCATTACCTGATTGGGAAACATTTGCCATCTCGAGAGGTACCACTACCAGTATGGATGTTGGGGATGAACTACCTGTATGAGAACCTCCCCCACCATAGCCATTAATTGTTTGCTGATTAAAAATGACTCCATCCCAGATAATCCCATTGTTATCAATCTTCCACGAGCCGCTACTATACCATGATAATGGCAACGAACTCGGACTGAGCGCCCACGAAGCTTGGATGGAATTTAATGTGAATCTCAAGCCGGTCAATCTCTTCTCCCGTCCATACTCATCAAGTGGGATTGTGGTTGTTATAAGTGGAAGTCTGACCCATACACCAGCGCCAAAAGTGCTGCCCGCTGATCCGCTATTTATAGGCCCCGATAAATTTAAATTCATATCGAATACTCTAAACTTAGTGTAAAATATAAGTTCTTAGGTGTACCGGTCACTGCAGTAACTACCAACGCAATTTCATCACCGTTTGCTAATAGAATGTCAGAAGCTGGTGTTGTGGTTGTTTTTGTCTGAGTAACAGAAATCCCCGTTAATCCCGTAATATCACTTCCGTTCTTTTGCAGCTTAACGGTTGCCGAAGTACCTGAAAAAATTTTATGTATGCACTTTTTAATTTTTATAGTCTGCCCGTCGGGTTTACTCACAGCAAATGGAAGTATTACATATAAATCGCCGGATGGCGTTTTTACTTCGTTGGTAATTGTAAAGGTGTGGGGTATCTCTAATTTGGACGGCGCAAATAATCCCATTTGCAGTGTTATTAAATCTCGCTTATCCGTTATCAAAGAAATTATACCACTTGACACCGTCACCTCTGCCAAAAGGTATTCTCCGGCAATCAGCGCACCAGATTTAATTAAAAGCTCAATCCCATTATGTTCGTATATATAGTTATCAACAACATTGCCAACCGTATTAATAAAATATCCACCAACCGCAAATTGAACACCTGTTACAGAAGCATTTGGGAAAGGCGATACTAATGTTGCTGTAGTATCACCTGATACAGAAGCTATTTTAAACAAACCACCATTTAGAATAATGCTTCGGTTTTCACTAAATATTTTAGTAAACTTTGTGCCTGTCCCGGTTATCGTTGTGCTACCGGTTGCAATGGCAACAGTTCCATCCTCGTAATTGTGTAATTTGTGCTTAAAAGCAATTTTATAAATAGCATCTGTCGAAGGGATTGTTAAATCATAGTCGGACGCCAATGTTGCTGCAATAGGCTTGCTATTAGCATCTAAAATAATTGCCTTCCCTGCTTTTACCCTTACTGTGTTGTTTGTCAATTGGGACACTTGCCATTTATCAAAACCTACCACAGCATTACGGATTATCCCAAAAGTCTGCGTCATATTTAAGAACATATCAAGCACATCTTTTTTTACTAGTTCTTGCATCCGGTTAAATTCGATATCTCCGTGTTTCAAATTATTCTTACTTTTAAACATTTATTCACCTATAAAAATTATATTCGTGTTTATTGGGATTAATGATTTCTGTATCAATTCGTTTTCCGCATCTCTGCGCACAATGTACCCTTTGTCTGTTGTATAGAATTCTATTAGCTTATCTACACCAACAAAATTGTTATCACCAAAGTGTGTTACTCCTGTTATTATCCCCGTTTCTTTAAAATCTTTGAACACAACAGTGCTTTCACTCAATCCAAATAAAGAATCAAGATCTTGCTTAATTCCTTTCTCGGTACCTCTTTGTGTTAAATATTCAAGCCTCTTTAATAATTTTTGACGTATTGGCTCTTCGTCAGTATAACTTTCCGAGATTGATAGATAGGTTTCTCCATCTGGTAGTAACAAAACTGTGTCCTCACTAGGCAAACCAACACACTCTAATTGTTCAAACGCCAAATCTTCATTCCTAATTACTAATGGCGTAATTCCATCTGGTAACAAAAACACTTCCCCGCCAGGAGAAGAAACGCACAAACGTTTATTGTTATAGAATATTTTGCTCTCTTCTGCGTTTAATAAAAGTCCTCTGCCCAACCACTCGGCTTGGTCGAGTGCCTCCATTGCTGTGTAAAGTTCAAAAAACTGTTTAGCGATCGCCTTTAACAAGGCTTCGCGTACATCGCTTTCAACTACAAACGCCGGGAGGTACTTTTTAAGTTTTGCGATATAAGTATCTATTGTGGTCATACAATTAAATAACTCTGAGTTATGGATTCTTGTGTTACGTTGCTGGATGTATCAAGTATTTGCAGATAAGTGAAAACAGGCACTTCTTGTATGCCGCACCGTACACTCTCTTTTAAATTGTTGATGTAGAACCGGCTAAGATCAACTCCAACTACGCCCTCAGCTTTCATTATCTCCGTAACTATTTGATTGTAATTTATCTCCGCCGCAAAACCAAAAATCGAACTAATGTAATTGGCTATCTTTGTAGCAATGTTTGAAAATGCAGTTATTGCGCTATAATTTGGCTGTAAGAAAATTGCGCCGGAAATTTCAATGCTTCTTCTTGAGGCGTTTATACAAGTAATATTTTGTAAAGCTCTTTGGTTTGCATAGATATAGTCGGAAATGATAGTTAACTCTTGTGGAGTATAATTGCTTAAATTATTTTTAACTAGTGAAATAATAATAGCACCGCTGGATAAAGTTACTGGTTTTGATAATAATACCGATGGGTTTGCAGATCTAGCACATGCCTCATAGAACGCTTGCGTACCTTGTGCAAATAAATCAATTTGTGATAAAATGCGTGTTCTTAACTCCTCGTCACTTTCCACATCTGCCCCACCTTGAGATGGCGCTAAATTGGTTACGGTTACGCCCGGTATCGGTACTAAAAATTGTGTTAATTCTTTTGCGTTTACTTTTGTACTGCTCCCCTCGTTTAAACTCTCAGCAATTACAATATCCCCTATGCTCTCCGCATTTATCGGTCTTTGGATATCCGGGTTAGCAGTTCCCAAAGAGACTGTGTTTAGTGTCTTGTACTGTAATGATGGGTTTATCGAAGATATTATAATTGTGCCCGTCGGGATAATCGTTGCGGCTGGCCCATTTAGTAACATTATCACACTTGACTTTGAGGCGCCTAACCTTGTTAATCCCCAACGCGAAGCAAGCAAGTCCAAATCAGCACCAGCCCCTGTAGCCACATGCAACCCGCGCTTAATTTGATAAATGTCGTTCCAAAGTTCAACCATCGTATTGGCGGTAGCATTCAATATTGAGCGGACAACCCCATCCTTACCAAAGTAAGTTATTTTATCGGTCTCGGCAATAATGTCGCCAATCATGTCTTGCAATATTCCGGATTTAGTTTTCATTATAAATACTTTATTATGTTATAGTTCGATTGTAATATTATTAATGGTTTGCAAAATGCCCGTAATAGCAATTGCGTTTTGGTTTCGTGTAACAGTAAGTTGCTCAATACTGGAAATTCTTTTATCAAGTTTTATTTGAGATTCAATTTCTAGCAATGCCATCCCCTCTATCAATTCATTTGGTAATTCACTTCCAGCTAAACTTGTTACGCCAAAATCATTCTCGTAAGGATAGTCCCCCGAATTGGTCATAACTCTGTTTAAAATTCCTTGTGCAACTGTTTGCTCTGGCATTAAAACTGTTAAATCGCCGTTGGAATATTTAAGCTCGTTAGTAACATCTTTACCTAAAACCAATAACCCCTCTTGCGAACCGAAGGTTGGAATTTCCTCATAAATTTTTGTCAACACTCCAGCACCGGCACTATCATCAATCTCAACTTTTAACTCAATTCCAGCTACAATATCGGCTGTTGTTATATTATTTTTTTTGAGTAAGTCTTCCAGTCTCATATTGTACTTTACCGCAATCCCGATAGGTGTCTCAAATTGTTTTACAGTATGCAACGTGTCTATTTTTTGTGTGCTGGTTTCGCTCTTTGCTAAAAAGGCTTCTTTGCTAATCCTCATATATTTGTTTATTGAAAGCATCTTTAAAATACTTCTCCTGGTTGCGTTCAATTCGTTTAAAATTGCCACATAATTTGCATTTTCGTATTCGTGGGACATAGAATTCTCAACATCTACTATGGCCAAATCCACTTGTTTTAATGCAGACTCTAATTCGATATAATATTCTGTGGTTGTCATTTTTCGTTAGAATATTTTTGATGTCATATTTGAATATGACCTTGATAATCCGTTATTGTTAAGACTACTTATCAAGGTAGATGCGCTACTTATTGTCGCCGAAACAGTTTGCAATCCCAACACCCCCGCGCCAATCCATTTTGTTACACTTTCGGCTTCAGCTAAAACAGAGTTTACCGATCCGAGTGCCTCGTCAAATACTCCGCCGGGTGCGGCAAGATTTTTAAGCCCGGTCAACATTGGGTCTGTGCCTTCTGCCTTTATTAATGCACCAAGTATTAAAAAATCTAATGAATATCGCGGAAGTTGTGTGTTTTCTTTGGCATTAGCACGTAAGTTCCATGATTCAATGTTAATATTACCAAACCGATGAAACCAAAAATCATAGTAGTTTAATGCGTAAATATATTTTTGCCCCTCTTGCGGGAAATCAGCTTTTTTGCTTCTTCGAATAATTTCCTTTTCATACTGAGCTAATCTAGACCAGCCGTCCATTACCGTCCCGGCAACAAAACGTGGCTCAATTCCAAAGTGTCCGCTTATGTTGCATCTTTCCGGTTGGTAATCGTAACGGTTAAGGAATACGCGGCTTTCAGTTTGGGTCATTGCATCGCGCGCAATTAACCTGTATTGAAATTGCTGCGGTAAAACTGCTAAGTAAATAGTTTCTTCTACTGTTGCCCTATATTTGTTTTGCAAATAATCATTCATGGTAATTTTTACTAACTCGAAAACAATGTATTTCAGTTTTGGTAAAGCAAAAGTTTGCTTCATGATATTGTGCCTCCAGTAGCCGCGCCTCCGGTTAAAGACCCATTTGCCGGTGTAGCGCCGGTTACATTACCACTAGCAAAAGTAACTTCACCGCTTTTCACGAAAGCTTCTATGGCGATTGCAATAGCAGACCCCAAAGTATTGGCGGCGCTCTCTGCTGCTGCCTTTGCACCTGCATCAGCATTAGACTGATCTACGTTTGCTTTTAATGCGTTCTGAATTGTAGTGGTTAAAGTACTTATGTCAAGTGCCATAAATCTCGCTCGGTATGAAATACAATTGTTGTAAAATACTTTTGTTCAAATACGATATATAAATAATAAATTAACGTCTCTGCTTTGGTGTGAATTCTGCAAAATCATTGAACATCCATAAACTCTGCTAGGCGGTTTTTTATTGCGTCAAACTCTGCTTTGTTAATCGGCGGCGAAATAGTCGGGCCACCCGGAGTGTTCTGGGTCATTTTGAGGATAGCGCCTATCAAATCATCTAGCAGTTTCTTCACCGTTTCATCTTTGCCTATTCTGATTGTTGCGGTTTCGAAGATCATGCCTTCTGAATTAAGTTCGACAATGTTGGCAAACTTATCTTTTAACTTTACCTTCTCTTCCCCGCTGGTGTTATCGAATATTAATTGAGTATATGTCTCTGCTCCATCAGCCGTTAACATATTTAGAACAAATTTACCGTTTAGCGATAAGATGAAATTTCCGTTTGCTTCTTCCTTCCCTTCTATTCTTATCCCAATATTGCCATTATTCTCTTTCCCTTTTAAGTAAACAAACACATCACCTTTACCATCTTCTGTTACAGTGAAAAATCGCTTTTTGTTATTCCGGCTTACATGCTTTTCCCGCATCTTTTCATAATCTTTTATCTCCGGGTTTAGCACCTTATCGGTGTGGTCCAGCGTTAAGTCTTGCACTGGTCCAAAAACAACAATTCTTGCATCTGTACTATTCAAATAGGAATAAAGAACAGTTGCCCCATATTCCTTTATTGCTCCATTAGCACCAATCAAGAAAGGTTTCGGGAAATTCTTAACTCCATTTTCAAAATCCCATTCACTGTTTAGGCACATTACTCTTTCCAACGTAACTTCATGTTGATGGGCGTCTCTAAAAATTGTTGTCGCGTTTTTTTCGTAGTGTATAAAGGCGCCAATTTGTAAATCCAGTTTTGGGCTAAAGCCTTCTTTGCCATGCAAATTTTTGTTAAACCCTTCTTTCATATCTCCGTTATCTCCCGCCATTGAGTTCGAACATCATCAATCGCTGTTAATTCTTCTGCGTTTACTGTCGGGCTGGGATTTATGTATGCATTGTATTCTTGCAAGCTTGGGGCTGAAAAATCGCCACGGTTTTTATTTAACCATTTTGCCGCAACTCCGGCGGGCGCCCCTCTGCTTAATTCGGTGGTTGTTTTAAAGAATCGTCCATACGCAAATTCATGTATAACTGTATCAACGTAATACTCTACACCTCTGTAAACTTTTTCATCATCCGGCTGTAAATATTCTTTGTCCTCATAAACTAAATTTTGCCCAATCTTCAAATTTTCATCACCAACCCATGTGATTGCCCCCGATTCAAAAAACGGGTAAGCGTACCACTCAAAAAGTTTCTCTCTCTTATCGAATAAATAATCAAGTTCCCCCCCGTCTCTTCCGGCTACCTTCGCTAAATCTTGCGGGCTGCTATCTTTTACATTTTTGTTATATTCTTCACGTGACTTTTCAAAATTCACAATTGTGGACTGCGCCTGGTAATGCCTTAGCCCATACTTTTTAATATTATCAAAATTAATCAATGGGAAAAGAGGCCCTAATTGACCGAACAAACTATTTGCTGGTGCTAAGATTGATTGCTGAAAATTTACAGAAAACGAATTCTTTAACTCATAATCCGAAATTCCCGTTGTATCGTTTAAACGCTGCTCGCTAGTCTTGGTAACAGAATCGAGTTGGTCAAAATCAATCCATCCCCTTACTACCTTATAAGAACCAGTACCATGTTGCGGTTTATATTCACTAAAAGAAAAAGGTTTGCTTCGTATAGTCATTGTATTATAAGCAAATCCATCTTCGCCCGTCTCGGTGTCAAAAAATAATTCATAGAATTCTGTGTCTATACACTGGTAAATGTAATTTAGTAACGGTCCAGCAAAAACGGAAAGCATAGGGTTGTAAAGTTGTTCACCGCTTAAGAAATTGAACTTAAATATTTCGGCTTTTTTCGGATTAAAAAATGATTTAGCGAGTACCTTGCTGCCGGAAGCGCCTATTAATACATCTGTATTGGTAGCTACACAATTATCGATGATATATTTAACCGCAACTTCTGGTTTACCCCCTTGAAATACATTTATCCCCTCTGCTGGTATGTTTCCCCTCATCCCATTAATAAACTCAACTCTTTCGGCTCCCAATTTTTGTTTGGCACCGGGCATATCTTTAATAAGTGGGAAGTTAATTATTTCATCCCGCATTAGTAATTTTGGCAGCAACATTGAACAATTAACTATAAGCTCTCTTCTCGTACTATTACCATCCGCCGAAATTCTTGGGTAGATATTATCAATCCTCCCTAGAAACGAGTGTCGTTTAGAACTGTTATCAATTTTTATAGATACTATAGAATTTAATTTAAGTTTTCTTTGGGCTTCATTAAGTATGGCGTTATGGATTAATGATGTCGGTAACCCGCTAGTGGCACTGGGGTTAATAGTTAATACGGCTATCCCCACTGGCGATTTTACGCTTGTTTGAATGCGAAGACTGGATATGAATTCACTTATATTTTGATATCCAAACTCATTATATACTTCTACTAACGGCTCTATACTTCGTATCATCTTCCACCCTAAATTCGAATTTTATTAGAATTTATTTATGGTTGTCCGCCAAAAATAGAATTGGCGTTTTTGCTTGTGGCTTCGGCGTGTTGACTTGTGATGCCGTTTATTGTTCTGTCCCTTATAATAATTTCTTTCGGCTCTTCTCTATTCATATTCCCTAAGTTCATTTTGCTAAAAACTCTTTCAAATGCTGTTTCAATTGCGCTGGCATCAATCGTAAAGTTTTTATTGGTCTCTGTGTTTCGTTCGAAGAAAGAATGTTGCTTTTCTTTTGGCGCAAATTCTACAGCCGACTCGTTAGCCCTAAATTCATAAATATTTTTATTACTGACTGGCTTTTCACTTTCAACTTGGATTCCAGACTCCCTTGCCCTTGCAAGTGTTTCTGCCGTTTGTTGGGGCATCCTTTTTTTAGCTAATTCTTCAAGTTTCTTATTGTGCTCTAGGATGTCTGGGTCTATTCGCCCAAGATTCATTATTGAACCCCTAAGCGGGAATACTCCTTTAAGCGGAAATATTTCTTTGTGAAATTCTCTATCCCTATTTATATTTTGTTTCGGATCCTCTTTTTTTACTTTCTCATTTGCAAACTGTTCGGCTTCTTTGTGAAGCTCTTGGTCTATAATAGGTTTCTTAGCGCCGTTGTATGGTAGGTAGTCAAAATGGTTAGGGTCTGGCTTATCCACATACTGTCCGTTTTCCCATGATGTCTTAAAATTACCGCCCCAACGGATATTATTTTCTTTAGCGTATTCATTAAACAAAGTGTTTAGCGCCGGGTCTTTTGGTATTTCATATTTGGGGATTTTTACCATTTTGCCCTGATCGTTCATTCGGAATACTTCAACGTCCATCGCCCCTTCGGTTTCGGTATTTTTATAGTGTGCCGACTTAGGCGCGTGTCCTTTCCCGGTGGGGTCATAACCAGCATGAAGATTTACTAAATATTCTCCTCTTGTATTTTCAGCCACAAACTCGCGTAACTTTTCAGCATGCTCTTTTACCCAGCCTGTAGCTTTTTCTTGTTTTTTGTCTCTTACATCATCGAACCTTGATTTTATTATATCAGAACCGCCTAAGCTATCTACATCTTTTGGGGCTGGAGCAGTTTTAATTCCCAAATTTTCCATTATTCTCTGTGCAATGGAACCCATATCCTCAATGGCGCTAGCCATCTTCTCTATAAATAATTTGTGGTATTCTGCGCTACTCCCCATTTTTTTCCAAAAGTCCGCACTTGCCTCGGCCATGTCGTAAACGGTTGTCCGCCATTTATCAGCCGCCTCGTTAATTGTGGTGGCTATTTTTTCCTCACGGGATAGTGATTCGGGTACAGCTCTCTCAGCATCACTTTGATAATTACCTACCTTCTTTCCATACTTGTCTTCTAGCTCTGCAATCTTTTTATCTAAGTTTTCTTTCGTTGGTTCTTCACCGCTGAGCATATATTTAGCTATATCCGGGACCATATTGGCGGGAATTTTTTTATCATAATCCAATAACCCTTCTACCTCAAGTCTCGCCATTCTTTGATTACCATTACTATCCCTTTGAATTTTTTCCTTTATATCTCTAAAATTTTCGGGGTCAAGTGCACCTTTTCTCACTCTTTCTAAAAATTCCAGTGGGTCCTTAACCTTATAGGCGGAATACAGCCATGCTTCTTTTGCTAAATTATCCCCTTGTCCTAATTTGCTTAAAACATTTGTTGTGTCTCCGGCTTTTTCGCCCAATCTCCCGTAAGGCGAATCCCCAAAAATCATACTTGGGATAATTGCAGCTCTCATAGCGTCGCGGCTATCAGCATCAAGATTGGTTTGCAATAGCCTTTCGTTAATATTTTTTAGATCAGAAAGAATGTCAATTATTCTTTGACTACTAGCATTTTCGCCATAAGTCGCGGTGGCAATTTGTTTGGCTTGGTCTAATCCTTTTAGAGAAGTATCCATTCCCGTCATTCTTGCGGATAGATTAAGCGAGTAAAGAGCTTCTGGGTCTATCCCTTTTGCCCGGGCGAATGTTGTTTGTTCACCATATAACTTCTCATCCCATTTACCATAATTATCGGCAAATGAATTCCTCATCCTTAATCTTTCTTCCGGGTTGTACCCAAGCCCTTCATCTATGTTTGATGAGAACGCTTGTTCCCCAAGTCTTGCGCGTGTTCTTGCCCGTTCAATGTCATAACCCCTGCTCTGCCCAACATAACCGCTTAACGTCCCATAACTCTCGTTAAAAAATTTAAGCTCTTCCTCAACTTCCATTCTTTTAGCTATGTTGCCTTCTTTCCCAAGTTCCGCTTGTTTGGTGCCCCAATCTGAACCGGTCATATATCCGGATATACCTCCAAGAACAACACCCCCTACCATTCCCCACGGTCCAGCAGCAGCCCCCAACTTGCCACCCATTAAAGCCCCGCCTAAAGCCCCGACCCCGGCGCCAATAGCTCCGCCTGCCAACTCATAATCGCGGGTCCTTTCAGTCGTGTATTTGTAGGCTTCGTTTTGTTCTCTTGCGTTATACATGGATAGAGGTGAGCTAAAATCAAAAGAAGTGCGTTCTCTTGCTTCAATCTGTTCGGTTCGAGTCTGGTATCTCAAGCCTGCGTCAATGGCGATACCCGATAAAGTTAGTAACCCTGACGTACGTAAACTTTGTAAAAGATTTCCACTTCCTTTGCTAGCTTTTTCAATTTCATCGGCAAAATCTTTCATTCTCATTTTTGCCGCTTCTATATCATCGCCCATCGTCTTAAAAACTCGGTCGCCGAACTCGGTATCACCAAATTTTTCTTTTGCCGCTTGTTGCAATTCTTCCATCTGTCGGATGGCGGCACGTTCTTCTTTTAAATACCTCTGCCCCCGTTGCTTTGTATATCCTCCTTCTTCTAAATCATATTCAAGATTTTTATGACGTTGGAATTGCTCCTTTTCTAATTTGCCAACATTTCTCATATAATCATTAGCATAGTTAATCTGCTCAAACCGTTGATTCACCCCGGATATACCAGCCGCGGCTTCCTTTGCGCCTTGTGTTGCGGCTGTGCGTAAAATTGTTTTTTGTGATTGGCTTAAAAAATCGAATTGCGGTTCATCTAACTCGGTAGAAATAAACTCTCCTAAACCTTCAACACTCTGACCATATTTGGCAAATCGTCCCAAATGTTTTTTCTGCTGCGATGCTGTCAATTTTCCACGATCAAGATCAATCGTTAGGTCATCGGTTATTTCTTTTTGGCGTTCTTGTATTTTTTGAAACTCAAACGTGTCAGTTAGCCCGGTAAGGTGTTCTAGTTTTTTTACCTGTTGTTCACTTAACCCCTCTTTAAACGCCGGGCTGGAGATTGTCTCAGCCATTCGATTGGAGATAGTGGATGGCAAATTTGTAATTTCCGATTTTAATTGATCGGCACCTTCTATAGTTGGGAGTATACGGGCACGAATCCCGATTGATAGATTATTCTGTTCTTCCATTATATCATCTCAAGTTTGTAATTTCCAAAAAGTTGCATTAACTTGTATATACTTTTATGTGTTATATCGGAGAATATTAGTTTGCTTAAAACTGGTGTGTACTTAATTTTTTGTTTGGCTAATGAAAAGCTATACGTTGGTAGTGCTGCGAGAAGTTTTAAAAGTCGTTTCGCACAACATAAACACCTTTTAAAAACTGATAAACATTTTAATCGCCATTTGCATAATGCATGGAATAAATATGGTGAAGAAAATTTTGTTTTCGCACCAATTGAATATGTTGCTCCCGAAAAATGTGTTGAAAGAGAACAATATTGGATAAATGAATTAAAACCATCTCTGAATATTGCACCAATTGCTGGAAGTTGTCGGGGCATCAAGCGCTCTGAAGAATATAAACAGAAATTATCTATTATAAATAGTCGTCTTGAAACTAGGACAAAAATTGGAGCGGCACACAAAGGAAAGATAGTTTCTCTTGAAACTAGACAAAAGCAATCTAATGCCCACAAAGGTAAAAAATATACTCTTGAGCAGCTTGAGGAGATTAAAACCAGATACTCTAGATTCCCCGAGATTCGGGGGAAAATGTCTCGTGCAAAAAAAGGTAAAAACCTTAGTCCTACACACAAAGAAAAAATAAAAATCGCACTTAATTCCCCAGAAACACGTGAACGAATGTCCAGAGCACAGACTGGCAAAAAACATACTCCCGAACATATAGCAAAAGCTGTTGCAGCAAACACCGGTAAAAAACGTTCTGAAGAATTTAAGGCTAGATTATCTGCAATGATGACTGGTGCTAAAAATCCGTTGTCAAAACCGATATTGTGCATTGAGTTAAATAAAACATTTGAGTCAACGAATTTAGCAGAAAAATTCTTAAGAGAAACAATAAATCCAAAAGCAATAAATAGCAATATTTCCGCATGTGCTAATGGCAGATATAAATCTGCATACGGCTTCCACTGGAAATATATTTGATCTTCAGCTCTCATAATTTAATTATCTCTATGCTTTTTAACGATTCTTTGTGAACTTTGCTTTCATTAATATCATAATTCGGATCAACCGCTTTACTCTTTAACATTTCTTCAACCACTGTTCCGAGACCAATATTTTCTATATAATGTCTGGCGAGATAATTATTGTAATCAAAGTATATCTGTGTCTCTGTCGCCGTTAAATACCGCTCATCGTTCGAGCTATATTTGTAGTGATCTTTCCACCAACGCACAATATCATTTTTGTATTCATGTAAATAGTTTTGGAACTCTTCATCAATTAGCTGTTCATCTTCATCAAGTATCGCTAGTCGTTTTAGCCTCTTTAGTCTGTTGACGAAAAAATTTCCGTCTTTCGTTCACCATACCCGTAATTTTTAATAACTCTGGTTCTTTTTGCTTAAAGAATTCAAATCCATCCGGTTTACTAATACACATTATTTTGAGCCAAGAATAGTCCCCAATACGTAGCCTATCCTCCATTAGTCCCAAATATGTATCATAGTATTGATTTTTATATAGCTCTTCATAAAGTTTATTAAATGCGGCTATTTCCTCTTCGGTTTTTGGGTTAGATAGTTTTGCAAATTCAGCAAGTCTTTGCGCTAATCCTTCTTTGCCATACTTCTCTTCGTTATGGGCCTTGTGTTTATCGAAAAAAGAGAACGCGTGTGTTTCCAGTAACGAAACTTTTTCCATCCCGCCCAAGAGTTCAGCAACTTCATTTTTGATTTGGATTCTTTCAACAACATTTGGCTCGGCGTTAAAAACAAAAGAAAGCTTCAATCCTTCTTTCTTTTCTCCGGCGATTAGCCAATTACCTTCAACTTCAACTTCTATTTTTTCTATAGCCATTTTACTTACACTCCCGAAATTATTATTAAAAGAATATCCCTCTCATACTTCTATGAAAGGGATATATTGCTGATGAATGTTATGCGCCGGGAGCTGCCGGGTAAGCGCCATGCTCTGCATTAGCAGCCGCAAGACTTGGGTTGTCTTTCAACCATTCCAAACCGGTGATACGCTCCAAATATAACATCGTACCGTTTCTCATGTACTTGGTGTTTGCATTCCACTGTCCTGACTGGGCTTGAATTTTAACTTGTCTAAAAACATCCAAAACAAGTCCTTTTAATTCAGCGCGTTCATGGCTTGCAATCTGGACCATACATTGAAGATAGTTACCTTTGCCTAAATTGCGATAAGTTGGAAGGCTGTCATTAAGATGGAAAAAGTACATGGACTGGAAAGTTAGCTGGCCGGGCAACATTGCGCCCTCTACAATCTCAATAACTCGTCTTTCAGCCCACTCTGGTTCTGCAATCATTTGATACTGCTCGTTCCAAGTCATACCCTGGCCTCTTGCGACGAGATTATTATTACCGTCCATTACGGTAAATCTTAGGGTAGTGCCGTGATGCTGTTGGTAGTAAACATCTTTATTCTGGATGTCGCCTATCTTCACCGGCAATGGCAATAAAATTCCACTGGGATCTGGCATTGTTATTTACTCCTTATATTATGGCATTTTTAATAGTTCATTATTGCCACACATAACCAATGGGATAGTATGAAGTATCAGCCGCAGGCTATTGCCTGCGGCTGATAAATTACGAGGTGATCTTAACTACAAGAATAAAGCCAACAAAATCTGTTGCATCAAGAGGTACAATTTCCGGCTTTGTTTTTACTGCATTACCTTCGCGCCAAGCGTCTATCATCCTGCGATCAGTGATAAACCCTTCGCGTACATATTTATCAAGTATCGAAAGCCCCTTTAAAGATGCCGCGGCTGGTCCATAACCGTCTGCTCCTACACCTTCAAGCATTTGGTTTCTGTACCCTTCGTAAACAAAATCCACAATCTGGCGTTGCATTGTTAAGTAAGTATGCGCTCCGTCTTCAGTCCAAACAGTTCCATGATTCTGCCACGTGTTAACTCCCTGGATAATAAAATATCCATTAGGACCAGTGCCAACCAAAAGAACTCCGCTGTTAAGGAAGTTAGCTGTTTCAGTGATCTTGTTGCTTTCCCCAAAGAATTTTTCAACGGTTATTGCACTTACCACATCGTTGGTAAAATTTCTCAGAACAGAATTTGCGCTTATCATACCGGCGTAAAGTGGTGCTAAGCTCATGTATGCCGCTTTGCCATTTAAACCCATACCGGCTAGAATAACATCATCACTGTTCAATGCTTTGGCTCTGGTAATTGGGTCTGTGCTACTTGTAAGTGCAATATCACCCGATGCGCAGCCGGTAATTACTTGTACACTGTATTGTAAGTTTGTGCGCAAATCAAGTGCTAAAGCTTTGTAAACGGCATGTACTGCAGCCGTGCTAGAAAGTAAGCCAAGTAACCGAATTCTTACTTTTGTATAATTTGTGAATTCTTCAAAAAATTGTCCGGCGCTTGCAGCGAATGTGTCAAAACTTCCGCTAGCTGTTTCGGTTGCAATCGGGCTAGTACCTTTTGTTGCTGATGCAACTAACTGTAAATAAGTTTTTGCTAACGTGGTTGGGACAATACCCGAATAGTTGTTCCGACTTGCGGTCAAAATACTCCCGGAACTAATCCAATTAATTATGTCTGTGATTGTTGCGGTAGATTCAAAAGTTTTAACTTCTTGTCTGTCGGTATCCTCTAAAAAGATACGTGCGTAATCAGCAGTCGCATACGCGGCGGATGGCAAATCAGCAAGCATTATTTTGTTATTTGCGGCATCAATCTCCGAAATGGTTGTAGATTGTATTGAGCTAGCGGCATTATCCCAAATTTTAACTGCTTGATTTACTGCCAATCCTTCAACGTCATCTAAAGTAATCCATTTAGAACTCGTCGAGGCGCCGGCAGTTAAAAACTTTGTCAGCTTTGGAGGGATAATGGTTAATGTTGGTTTGCTGGAGGCTGTTGCAATAGTCAACGAAACATCATTTCCTACAGCACCAAAATATTTGTCTTTCGGGACTATATCAAAAGTGTTTGCCGGTGAACCAGCATTATCCTTTATAGTTGCCGACCCGTTAGTCAAAGGAGCAATGTTTACTAAATGCACAACACCTGCACCGCCTAATTTTGCATATTCCATCGCTCTTGTTAAATCAGAAGATCCAAACCAGTCTTTGGCATCGCCGATGCTGCTGAATGATTTGATAAATTCATGAGATTTTCTTGTTGCGCTTGAAGTGGAAGGCAAACCCTTTCTCGCGCTCCCTATAAACAGCAAGTTGTTAAACGCTGGCAACGCTACACTGCCTAAGTTTACAACTTCAATAGTTCCGTATGCACCCGGAACGTCATACCGTTTTCCGCCTATTACAATTGGCATATCACTATTCTCCTTTGTTAATTAAATAATTATATCATTTATATACTTCTATCTGTTATAATATTGCTAAAATGCTTTCCCACTCCTCTACTGTAACTTCACCAACTTTGTTTTGCTCAGCATAATGAATTAATCTTGTCTTCACCGTCCAGTGTAAACTTTTTGACGACGCAAAAGCCTCTAAGCCTATCGTCACTGGTTTGGTGGTCTCAGTTACAAAATCGGGTTCTAATATTGTTGCTTTTTCTTTAGCCATTTTGGTTCTCCTTAACAATAATATTTTTAAATGCATCTGTGTCTGTTAATCCAAGACCACTTCCGTCCGGGCTTAATAGAAATTCACCATCGGGTGAAGTCGCTAGTTCTATTTGACTATCACTATCAACGATATGCGTTTCAATCTCTAAATCGTCTGTCCGAATTTCATTTTCAATTTCTAATGCGAATATCACCGTAACCCCTAGCGCGTTTTCACCGTGGATATTTGGGTTGTAATAATCGCCCTCTATTGTTATTCCACAATTATTAACTTTATAATTTCCAAGCGCCTTAATTAATCTTTCCAACGATAATTTATGTGCCCGAAAAAGGTTAGTCATTAAATCCCGTCTTATATTTCCTGCAGTTGTTACAAATGTCATTCTAATTAAATCTGTGTCGGTGGACCCATAGATTTCACCTTGCCCGTCTTGATTCCTTAAGTGTCCCCAATAATTATGTTTGTTAGAGCCATTTATTCGTTCAATCATTATCCAATTTTCTTTTGGCGCTCCTAAAACAAACTGCTTAAATATTTCAATGTCCCTACTCAATAACATCTTTCCGCCTTCAATATTTTTAACGGCGTCAAAAAGTTTTTTTAAACTTTGCGCTACTAAATCTTTTCCATCTTGAATTCTGATTTTTAGAGTGGGCAGCGGTGTAGCGTCTGCGGCAAGTGCTACGCTGTACTCTCTGGTTTCTTGGTCTCTAATAACGGCTTTGTAGTAATAATGCTCGTCATTGAGCACAACATAATTCGAATAGATATATGAATAGTCAGCTTCCGATTTGAATTTATCGAATACAAACAAACCATTGTAGTTGTATCCAGTTAAATTATCTATATTCTCAAAATAGCTTGCTATTTCTTGGTCTGTTACAACAGCCCCTTTTCGTTGGAAAATAAACACTTTCCAATTAGTAGGTCTAGTTGTGGAAGTTTCCCAAAGTAAATCTAGCTGGTTGCCAAATTGTTTAGCTATAACTTGAAATTTTACAAGCGGAGTTATCATTTAGTCGTTTCTCTTTTTGCGCAAATTTGTAATTCGCGTTTCTTGAAATGGCAAATACTATTCTGTAAATACGGCTGATAAATAATTAAAAACTGGTTGGCTTTTGGTGTGAAATCTGCAAATTAATTGCATAAAGGTTTGTTGCTACAAAAGAAAAACCGCGATCCAGAACTCTTACTGAAAAGCGGCTACGTGGTCGGGAGGATTCCCGAACCTGGGTTATATGTGTCGTTACAAAATTAATAATCTTTCATAATACATACAATAGCTTTTTTATGTTATGTTTGGTAATATTCTTGCTATATCTTTTTTGGCGGCTTCAGCCAACATCATTTCTACGATCTGCTTTGTGTTGTCGTAAGTCTCTCCCAATATTCTCATGGGCTTGAGACCCGGATTCGTCCAGCCTTCCGAATCTTCCATCATTACTCTAAACGTCATGTACAAACTGTGCTGCATGGAGTTACTGGTTTCGTTTTTATAACCGAACTTGCCAAAATCAAACTTTTCTCTATTCACGTTAGGGTTGGTCTCAAATCTGACCATGTTTTTATAAATGCTATCGTCCTCAAGCTTTGCCCCTTTTACGTGCGTTAATTTTTCGCCCCACTCATAGCCATTCCTTTGTACTCGTTTAGGGTTATTTTTCCTTAATAATGTAGCATCGTTCAATGTACCAGCCTGTCTGACACTCCCCTCATTGTACTTACCAGCCACTACACTTGGCCTTAATCTTTTTGCTTCGCTATAAATTTCTTGTGGCATTGCCCGTTTACTCTTACTACCCGGTGTGCCATGCTCGAAAGGAATTACTAAATATCTTTTACCGTCTTTACTAATCCTAACTTTATCGCTACTCAGTAAAGCTTTTTTCATATCAAACGGCTGATATCCATGTTCTAAATATTTAGCATAATCTTTGGTGTGCACAATTTTGTAATAAAGTGGGTCTCCTTGAAATGGGTATTTTATGCCATCTACAACCCCCCGCGAATAACCGCCTTCCGAATGTTTAAATTTTCCAGATGCAACATTTAACCATTCTTGTGTCACATGATCTCCGGCGGTGTGAACCGCTTCTTGTAAGTAGCTGCCGTTTCTTTCTAATTCGGTTTCATATCGTCTTTGTATCTCTTTTACAATCTCATACAACGCTGAATAATCAATATCATAAACTATTTCATAATTCATTTTCTTTGCCGTTGGCAATGTTTTTCTTTGGCTTAAGAATAGAATTAAAATCTGTTTCACTCTCAGCATTCTCCGGAGAGAACTTACTACCAAACTTTTCTTCAAACTTCTGCTCACCTTCCGGTGTGAGTTGCATATTGTCATCAATTAACCCATGTAATTTCAAAATGCCTAATTCAAAAAAATCTTGTTCTGGGTCTAGTTCTCTATCTTCTTTAAAACCTAAAAACATTTTAATCTTATCGCTGTTACTTATAACATCGTTTTCTATATACTCATCATTTTCAACACCATTGGTCAACGGCATAGACTTCTCAACTTTGGTTCTACCAATTTTTTGGAACTCATTATAAATATTCGGTTCATGTATTTGCTCGCGTCCTTCATTCTTTTGGAAAAATAATTTTGCGCCTTCGCCTAATGGCGCACTATTATCATACACATCAAAGTTATCGAAATCATCCTTTAGCTGGAAGAAAGCTTTATGTGTTGGATAATCGCCAAAAAGTTTCTTGTATAATTCCGGTCCAATGCTGCGGCCACCTCGCTCACCCCTAATTTTATCCCGTTCTATGCCTTTCTCAATGGGTATGTGTATAAACTTTGCATTTGCTTGAAAAGTGTCGTTCTTTACCAGTTCAAGTATATCTACAAGGTTATCTGTTCCTTTCATTGTGACATCATAAACAACGTCCTTACCCTCCCTAACAGCTTCCCTTGTTAAATGCTTAGCAAGTGTGGAGCTATCTTCATGTAATTCCCACGGTCTTTTATTAACATCCTCTTTCGATATTCCCCGTTCTTCGGCAATCATAAACTTTATTGCGTCCGGGTCTATTATAATTTTATTTTTATGAAACCCTGCGCTTAAAACAGAACTTTTTCCACTTCCTGGTAATCCGCCGGTTATCCAAAGTTGCCCTAGCCCTTCACCAGCCTGGCTAAATAGTTTTTTCTTAATTGTATCGTGTTCAGGTATTTTCTCAGCATCAACCTTGAGCAATAAAGAAGTTTCGGTTTCTCTCAAAGCATTTGGCTTCTTAGCGCAATCTTCTGCGGCTTTAGCTAAATTTGGTGTTGCAAATTGTAATTCTTTTGGACAAGGATCGTTTTCCCCTTTGCTTATTTTCAAGCGAGTAAAAAATTCTTCTTTATCTTTTAATCGCTCGTTAAGTTCTTGGAAAGTCATACCAGGAGCATCAATTTCATAGCCCTTATCTTTCAACTCATTAATTATACGTTTCATTTTATATGTATTACCGACCTCGAATGCACCTATTAGTGCGCTGTGAACTTCTTCCTTACCGTGTTTTTCAACATTCCTTTTTATTTCCTTGAACAAAGTATCGAGCTTCTTTATTATTTTATTGTTGTGACTAAACTCCATATTGAACAGATTAGCAACATCTTCCAGATCATTAAAAAACCAATTCTTTTGCCCTCTAGCTAACTCTGCGTAATCTTCCGCCTTTTCGTTCCATCTGTTGTATTTCCTCATTTTCTCAAGTTCGCGTGAACGTTTGGCATTTTCTTCGGCTTTTTCTATTTCAATGGGTTTAGTGCTGTCTTTACTTTTTTCTTTTGTGCTAACGGTTATGTTCTTATCAGCAAACTTGAACTGTACGCCTCCCTCCATAACCATTGCGGCTTGATTTTTAGGTACCGATATAACCGAATCGTAACCATTCTTTTCGCTAACGAATAAAGAATAATTTCCCTCGCTGTTTTCGTTTATTAGTTGGAATATCCCCTCGCCAATTAGGTTACCTTGATTATCGGTTACAAATGTTTTGTTGCCTAATTTGTCTTGAAGCAATTCGTATGCTTGTCCTGGTGTGATAATTTTCCCTTTATGTCCCCCGGCTCCTTCTGATTTACCTGCTTCGTTGATCGTTTCGCGCTTATTCATTATACGCCAATGTGCACCTTTGCCGGTCTTATCTCGAGTTAATGTTAAAGTGCCTCCTTTGCCCTCCTTTGTCTGCCCTTCTTTACTGTATGCTTCGCTGCTACTGTTGCCAAACAAAGAAATTTGCTTTCCAAAAGCTTTTAGTAATGTATTAAACATACTTTTTTTATACTCCGGTGAGTTTTCAAATATTCTTTCATGCACTGCACTTTTCCAGTTACTATTTTTCTCATCACCTTTAAGAGAAATACAATCTAGTAAGTCGATATTTTTTAATTTAAGTTGTTGGGAAATGGAATTAAGTTTTTCATTAAAATTTGTTTCAAAATCATTGTTAGTAGAAAGAATTGCCTTTAGCCCTCCACTCCGCGCAACTAGTACACTTATTTCGTCTGCAACTTCTTTCGGGTGATCAAGCTGGCTTTTTATATAAAATCTTCCAACAACTAGATGCTGTGTGTTTAATGATAATATTTGTGCTTTTACCCCCTCCGTAAATCTTCCTTGATACACAAATTTTATAATATCCTCCGGTTGGGTAATTTTACTTTTGGGGAGTGTCGCCTTATCCTTAAAAATTTGTCTGCTAAAGCGTAATGCCTTAATTTGTTTTAAATCTGTTGTGTCCGTCTCTTTTGTTAAATTCCCTTCGCCGTTTTGGTTACCATGAGGATCAAAAGAACTGTATCCTCCGCCCCGGGCATCTATAATAACTCCGGGCATCATTTCTACATTGTTTGGCAGTCCATATTTTATTTTTTCCCATACAGCAATATCATTGCTAGATGGTTTTAAATTCCCGCTTGGATGGTTGTGTACCATGTGGATTTTAACTGTGCCAAATCTATCTATGGCATCCCAAAGTTGTCTTTCGTCAAACATCGATGAATCAAAAGTACCTGTTGATATATGTTGCACAATTATGCCGTGCTCTTTTGTCTCATGAGCAATAAAGCCATGTTCAACAGCTTCATCTTGCAGTTGGTTGAACAGAAAGGCCACATCATTCGGCGACTCTATTTGTTCATGTGCCGCAAAAAATTTAAGTTCTTTATAAGCTTTGTATTTTCGTTCCACCATACTTTCTTCTCCCTCCTGCAAGGGACGGTAACTTGGCGCGGTTATTTCTTTTTTGGGCTTTTGTAATCCTTCTTTAGTTTTTTCTGGATAGTATTTGTAAATCTCTAAGGCATTCTCTAGTGCGTTTCTTTCTTCATAATTTGCCCTTACGGAATTACCAGTTTGCGCCCTTCGCTGTGAATTGCTTTGCATAGAACTTGTTTTATTTATGGCATTAAGGTGGCTTTGGGCTAACTTGCCTTTTTTTCCATTTAGCTGAGTAAGCCTACTTTCTATCCCTTCTTTGGTGCTAGTTTGCGCTAGTCTTCTTGCCCAATCATTATACTCTTCATATTTCCATAACGGTTGCTCTTCTACCGAATCCGATTCCCCTTTCAGTTTCAAATAAATCTGGTCTATATCAGCTTTACCTTTAATTCCCAATAACTTTCCAACCTCTTGCGCTGTATCTCTATTCCCCTCTTTTGCAATAAAGTTGTTAACCCAAAAAGCATGAAATTCCAAATTGTCTTTCATGCCTTCAACTTTTTCTCTCAAAAATTTAATTAAAGAATCGTCAAGCGTAAAATCCGGATTCATAGCTACACCAAACGTTGGCACTTTAAAAGGTTTTCCCTTAAACTTAGGGTTAACTCCACTTGAATGGTCAAAATCTTTTGGGTTCTGCGTCCGGTCTTCAGCTGGTAATTGGCTTAGTTTACCGTTTTTAATGGCTCTAATACCTTCTGTTCTTTTAACAAATTTTTTCTCTTTTGGAGAAAATTCAAACACCTCTGGTTCTATATTATCGAGGTCAATTATATGGTTTACTTTCATTAATTCTCGAAAATAATTCGGTTCTTGGTCTGCATATTGGATATCCCATCTATTAGTTCTCGGGTTTCTCCCTAATAAAGTAAAGGTGGTTTCGTCGGTAATCGGATTGATAAATTTTTGTATCCTATATTCAGCCGGTTCCGGCGCAAAGTTAATCTTTATGTTTTTCTCCGGCTGGCTGCCAACTGCTTCACTCCCATCTGCATTCTTCCATCTCAACTTGCCGCCGTTGGTTATCTCCAACCGCCGTTTATCGCCTGGCGCAAACTCTTTTTCCATACCGACTATTGCTTGCCCAAAAAAGTCTATTTGCCCGGGGTCGTTT